ACAATATGGAGTTTATATTATGGATCTACAAAGCATTGTAGAGCAATGGCAGGAAGACTGCACAATCGATAACAATAAATTGGCAGAGGTTTCTAGAGATACACCGAAGCTGCACGCCAAGTACTTGCAACACCTATCTTTAGCAAAACTGCAGTTAAAACGCTCGGAGGCCGCTCAAAAAGTGCTGCTGAAGGACAAATGGTTATATTATAATGGAAAGATGGATCGGGAAACTATAGAAGCTAAAGGCTGGGATTATGATCCATTCAATGGTCTAAAAATACTAAAAGGTGAAATGGAATATTATTACGACTCCGATCCCGACATACAACGGTCAGAAGAAAAAATCCAATATTACAAAACGGTAGTAGAAACACTAACAGAGATAGTGGATGCGCTGAAGTGGCGGCATCAGACTATTGGTAATATTATTAGATGGAAACAATTTGAAGCAGGTGGTTAATGGCTGATTTAAATCTTAGACTCTTGAACTACAGCATGCTGCATGTAGACTGTGAACCTGGTATTGCTAAGGAACTTTCGGAGTACTTTAGCTTCTATGTACCAGGGTATAAGTTTATGCCAGCATACAAGAATAGAGTTTGGGATGGTAAGATTAGATTATTCAATCACAGTACTCAGGAGATTTCTGCTGGTCTATATATCCAAATTCATAAATTCTGTGCTGAACGTAACTACAGTTACGCCAAAATTGAGAATCCTTTGTATAGTACACCCGGCGAAACGTACAAAATTCCCGAGTGGGACTTATGGATTGACAACGAGGTTCAGACTCAATTACCCTTTCCACCCCGCAACTACCAAGAAGAAGCAGTAAAGGTAGCATTAAAATCTTCGCGCGCAATTTTGTTGTCTCCTACGGGTTCGGGTAAATCGTATATTATATATCTAATAATGAAGTATTATATGAGCATGTTGGAGGAAAAAGGTAAGATATTAATTATCGTACCAACCACCTCCCTGGTCGAACAAATGTATTCAGACTTCGAATCATATGGGATGCTAGTAGAAAACGCGTGTCATAGAATCTATTCCGGTAAGGATAAGAACACCAATAAGCGGGTAATCATATCGACGTGGCAGAGCATTTATAAATACCCTAAGAAATGGTTCGAACAGTTCGGTATGGTAATTGGCGATGAGTGCCACGGCTTTAAGTCAAAGTCATTATCGGCTATTATGAATAAAGCCACCGAAGCCAAATATAGATTTGGTACAACAGGTACGTTAGACGGTACACAAACACATAAGCTAGTCTTAGAAGGATTGTTTGGTCCAGTCTATAAAGTAACCACTACTAAAAAGCTGCAGGATGAAGAGACATTAGCCCCACTGGATATTAAGGTTCTCTTACTGCAGTACAGCGAAGAGGTAAGGAGCAATTTTGGAAAGAAGACATATCAGGAAGAGATCGACTTCATTATTGGAAATGCTGCTCGTAATAGGCTCATTCGCAATCTCGCTTTGGATGCTAAAGGAAATACTCTCGTCCTATTTAATCGTGTGGACGCTCATGGAAAGCCTTTATTTGAGATGATAAATAATAAGGCAGCAGAGGGACGAAAGATATTTTTCGTTTCCGGTGAAGTTGCTACAAGCGATAGAGAATCTATCAGAAAGATTGTTGAAAAACAAAAGGATGCTATAATCGTTGCATCGCTTGGGACTTTCAGTACAGGTATTAATATTAGGAATCTTCACAATATTATATTTGCCAGCCCGAGTAAGTCGCAGATTAAAGTGTTACAAAGTATTGGTAGAGGCTTACGCCAATCTGATGATGGAAGAGAAACCAAGCTCTTTGACATTGCCGACGACCTACATTGGAAGTCTAGAGAGAACTATACACTATTACATTCCGGTGAACGTGTAAGGATCTATGAAAAAGAAGAGTTTAAATTTAAAGTGATAAAGGTTGATATTAATGACTGATTTTAGACAATTTAAACTATCAAATGGCGATGAGATTATTTGCGAAGTGGTCCAGTGGCCGGCAGAAGACGAAGAGATGATTGTCCGAAAGGCAATGATATTAAAAGCCTATGATGACGACCATAGAGGTATGAGATATTATAACTTCAGTCCTTGGGTAACTATGCAGGATGACACTGACGGATTCCTTTCATTAAATTTCGACCATGTTCTTGCCGAGATTATTCCCAGTGATAAAATGCTTAAACACTTTATTGAAGCTGTAGAGACTTCTAATCTAACACCTGAAGAGGTACAAGAAAAAGTCGACGAATATTTCGATAGATTAAAATCGATGGTGGAGGAAGCCGCAGATAGTGATCTTTCGAACGTAATAGAGTTTAACCGGGATAAAAATAAATTACATTAACGATGTATCTAATCCTTCCCGAAAATCCTTAGATTTATTATATCGGCTTTTTTAAATTTGTAAATCCCCTAAATGTAAAAAAAAGTGGTTTACACCAAATTATTTCTATGATAGAATAGTATGAACATTAACAGGAATTTTATTATGAGTAAAGCTAAGAAGAAAAATCCCCATTATGTAAACAATAAAGAATTTTCTCAAGCCGTTGTTGACTACTGTGTTCACGTGCGCGAATGCCAGGCTACAGATGATCCACCTCCTAAGGTACCAGATTATATTGCACGGTGCTTTCTACGTATTGCTGAGGGTCTATCCCATAAGTCTAATTTTATCGGCTATACATATCGTGAAGAAATGGTAATGGATGCCGTAGAGAATTGTCTAAAGGCTATTGAGAACTACGATCCAGAAGTAGCTACACGTACTGGTAATCCGAATGCCTTTGCTTATTTTACTCAGATTTCTTGGTACGCATTCCTACGTCGGATTGCTAATGAGAAAAAACAACAAGATATTAAAATGAAATATCTTTCACAATCCACCTTAAATGAATACGCTCTAAATGGTCAAGAGGATGTTGCTAACGATATAGTGAATAACTTTATTGACCAGTTAAAGAATCGCATCGATAAGGTTAAAGAAAAAGACCAAGACTTCAAAACTTATGCTTTGGAGGAAAAACGTAAAAAACGAATCTTTAAGGTTGATTCTGATCTATCACGGTTTATGGAAGATGATTAATGAAGCTGGCAATATTAAATGACACTCACTGTGGTATTCGCAATAGTTCTGACGTATTTCTCGATAATGCAGAGAAATTTTATTCTGATGTATTCTTTCCTTATTTGGTGGAACATGGTATTCGCCATATCGTTCACCTTGGTGACTACTATGATAACCGGAAATTTATTAACTTCCGCGCTCTTAACCGCAACCGTTCTCATTTCCTTAAACCGCTCCGGGAACACGGAATAACGATGGACATTATTTGTGGTAACCATGACACTTACTACAAAAATACGAACGAACTAAACTCTCTTAAAGAACTACTCGGTCACTATATGAACGAGGTCCACATCGTACATAAGCCCACCGTTATGGACTATGATGGACTGAAAATGGCATTACTACCGTGGATCTGTTCGGAGAATGAAAAGGAATCTTTGGAGTTTATTAGTAATTGTAAAGCGGATATCCTTGGCGGTCACTTAGAGCTTACTGGCTTCGAAATGATGCGGGGGTTAGAGAATAAGCACGGTATGAATCCGGATCTATTCAAACGATTTGAAATGGTACTATCAGGACACTTCCACTGTAGGTCCCAACGAGATAATATTACATATCTTGGCTCACAACTAGAATTCTTTTGGAGCGATGCACATGATAAAAAATTCTTTCATATCTTGGATACGGAGACACGAACTCTCACTCCTGTCCGCAATCCTCATACTCTGTTCCATCGCATCCGCTATGACGACTCTAATTATGATTATCTAGATTATGATGTAAAGCAGCTTGAGGGTAAGTTTGTAAAAATAGTTGTAGAAAATAAAGAAAATCAGTTTACATTCGACCGATTTGTTGATAGAATACAGAATGTAAAGATTCACGAACTTAAGATCCAAGAAACGTTTAGCGAGTTTATCGGTAGTAATATTGAGGATGAAAGCATATCTCTCGAGGATACATCATCGCTTATGAATAGCTATGTCGATACCGTAGATACGGAGCTGGATAAAGATCGTATTAAAACTGATATGAACAACTTGATGATTGAGGCACAGTCTCTGGAAATTGCATGATTATATTTAGAAATATCCGTTTCCGTAACTTTCTGTCTACGGGTAATAATTGGACTGAAATTGATTTCGATAAGTTTAAGACCACACTAGTAGTTGGTCATAATGGCGCTGGTAAGTCAACTATGTTGGATGCTCTTGCATTCGCATTGTTTGGTAAACCGCACCGTAACATTAATAAGCCACAGCTTGTTAATACTATTAATAATAAAGATTGCATGGTCGAAGTAAGATTCGATGTTGCTGGATCTAGATATAAAGTCGTTCGTGGTATTAAGCCACAGAAGTTCGAGATATGGAAAGATGACCAGCTTCTGAATCAGTCGTCACATGCTAAAGAGTACCAGAGGATCCTCGAACAAAACATTCTAAAGCTAAACCATAAAAGCTTTCACCAGATTGTTGTGCTCGGATCATCCTCCTTTGTTCCTTTCATGCAGCTCCCTGCACAACACCGCCGGGATGTTATCGAGGATCTTCTGGACATTAATATATTCTCTAAAATGAATCAGATCTTAAAGGAAAAGAATTCATTAATAAAAGAGGAACTTCGTCAATTAGACTATGACTTGGAACTGAAGAAGGAAAAGATAGAGCTGCAGTCCAAGTATATAAAGGAGGTGCAAGCATTAAGCGATGACCAGATTGAAGAAAAAGAAAACGAAATCTTCCTTGCCGAGGACTCAATTACAAACCTACAGCAAGAGAATGCCACTACATCGGATGAAATCGAAAAGCTCTCCGAGGGGCTTGAAGAAGGTCTCAAAAAGAACAACGATAAGAAGCAGACGCTCCTCCACTACGGAGCGGAGTTTAATCAAAAAATCAAACAGCTTGTCAAGGACTCGAAGTTTTACGAGGAAAATGTTACATGCCCCACATGTTCCCAAGATATTAACGCAGACCTTCGATCGGAGAAACTCTCCACCGCCAGATCCAAAGCATCAGAGATACAGAAAGCTTTGGACGATGTCGCTGAGCAGTCGGCTACTGTGGAATCAACTCTTGAACGGCTTAACGACACCTCAAATGAGATCCGAACCAAAACCGCACTTATATCTGGCAACAGTCGAGAAATCGTACGGTTGCAAGGACAGATTAACACTCTCACCGCTGCCATATCAAAAATACGCGGCAATGATGGTGATGTAGCCAAAGCCAGTGCAGACCTAGATAATTTAAAGCAAGAAAAAGCAGATTTATTTGAAAATAGGATGTACATCAACGAAACTTTGTCGTATAATACAGTTATATTAGAAATGTTAAAGGATACTGGTATCAAGACCAAGATCATTAAGCAATACTTGCCAGTGATCAATCAGTTTATTAATCGCTACTTACAGATACTAGATTTCTTTATTCATTTCAACTTAGACGAATCATTCTCCGAGACTATTAGGTCGCGCCACCGTGATTCATTCTCATACGATTCTTTCTCTGAGGGTGAAAAGCAGCGGATCGACCTATCCCTTTTATTTACTTGGAGACAGATCGCTAAGATGAAAAACTCGGTATCGACTAATCTGTTGATACTAGATGAAACGTTCGATTCATCATTGGACTATGAAGGCATAGACAATCTAATGAAGATCGTACACACGCTGGATGATGATACAAACGTATTCATTATCAGTCACAAGGGTGAAATGCTAGACGGTAAATTTGCCAACCGTTTGGAGTTTACAAAAGAGAAAAACTTTAGTAGGATTAAATAATGGAAATAAGTGCTGAAACAATCAAGGTGCTATCGAACTTCTCCCAGATCAATGGTAACATTGTTATCAAGCCTGGAAATAAGATCACTACCATGTCTGAGGCCAGAAACGTTTTGGCGGAAGCGGTAGTACCTGAACAATTTGATACACAAGTCGGTATCTACGACCTTTCAGAGTTCTTGCGTGTCATTAACTTAGTAGATACACCGAATGTAATGTTTAAAGAAAACTTTATGAACATTGGTGGTAATGCTGGTCGGGCAATGGTTACGTATTATTACTCTGATCCAGAGATGCTTACCACACCTTTGAAATCAATCGTCCTACCTAGTGAGGACGTATGGTTTGATCTACCACAACAAACACTTGCTGCACTCAAGCAATCAGCTGCAGCATTTGGACACGATCATATGGTTGTTGAACCTGATGGTGGTGCTATTAAGATCTCGGTTGTAGATCTCGAGAATGCAACTTCTAATAGTTATTCTGTATTAGTGGATGGAGGATATAAATCAGAAAGCTTTAAATTCATTATAAATATTAGTAACCTCAAGATGATCAATAGTGATTATCAGGTTAAAATATCAAACGAACTTATTTCCGAATTCTCAGGTAAGGATGGTAATCTGACTTACTGGTAGCTTTGGAAAAGTCATCAAAATATGGAGAATAAAATGAGTGATGATAAACAACTGGATCTAGAATCGCACGCACCAGTATATGACCTAGCAAACCGTGTGTGTCGTTCATCAGTTGCTGTGGTTGATACTATGGTCCAACGTGGCGCAGTAAAAGGCGAAGAGCTTTCTACTCTTGGACAACTTCGTGATCAATGTGTGCAGCTTATTCAAATGTGTGAAACATTCCAACAGGATTTAGCAGCAACACAAGAATAATTTAGGATATTATAATATTATGAGCAAAGATTTTCTTTGGTGTGAAAAGTACAGACCTAAAACAATATCCGAAACAATCCTTCCCAAAGCTCTAAAAGATACATTCCAGAAAATGGTAGAGACCGGTGAGATCCAGAACATGATCTTCTCCGGTACTCCTGGTCTTGGTAAGACTACCGTGGCAAAGGCAATGTGTAATGAGCTTGGGTTGGATTATATTCTGATCAATGGATCGGAAGAGGGTAACATCGATACATTACGTGGTAAGATTAAACAGTTTGCCAGTACTGTATCACTACAAGGTGGATATAAGGTAGTCATTCTAGACGAAGCCGATTACCTTAATCCACAATCCACCCAACCAGCTCTTCGTGGGTTCATCGAAGAGTTCTCAGACAATTGTCGATTTATTCTAACTTGTAATTTCAAGAATCGTATCATTGAACCACTACACTCTCGATGCGGTGTGTATGAATTCAATACGGCTAAGAAAGATATGCCGGAAGTGGCATCACAGTTCTTTAAGCGTCTAATGCAAGTACTAGAAGGCGAAGGCGTAGAACATACCCCGCAAGCAGTGGCTGATATGGTTTCTAAGTATGCACCTGATTGGAGACGAACACTTAATGAAGCGCAACGACGGGCCGTCACCGGAGCAATTAGTGCTGATGTTTCTAGTAATAATAACTCTAATGTTACTACTCTAATACAGCACCTTAAAGGCAAAGACTTTAAAAAGATGCGTCAGTGGGTTACAAATAATATGGACGTAGATACTTCTGCCATATTCCGTAAGCTATATGACACAGCCTTTGAATATATTGAAGGTAAAAGTATTCCACAGCTGGTATTAATTCTTGCTGATTATCAATATAAGGATGCT